ATCTGATGTATTGGAAGTTGTATTTAGAAGTTCAGATGGCTTGACTGATACAAGCATGACAAAAATATCAAGATCAGAATATGAAAATTTACCAAACAAACAATCACAAGGCACACCAAGTCAATATTATGTAAGAAGAGAATTGTCATCAGTAAAAATAAAATTATTTTTAACACCAGATACAACAGGAACTAAAATTAATTATTTTTATGTTGGTCGAATTGAAGATGCGGGAGCTTACACTAATACCGCAGATGCTCCATATAGATTTTTACCATGTCTAGTATCTGGACTTGCTTATTATACTTCACAGGAAATTGCACCACAACTTTCACAAGAGTTAGAGAGAAGATACGAAGCTGAACTACAAAGAGCTTTAACAGAAGATAGTCAATCAACGTCAGTTAATATTGTTCCGCAAAACTTCTATCCATCGGGGTAAGATATGGCATTTGCATCAGGTCGTTTTTCTAGAGCCATCTGTGATAGATGTGGACAAGAATACAAGTATCAAGATTTAAAAAAAGAATGGAATGGCTTGTTTACATGTCCAGAGTGTTATGAACCAAAACATCCACAACTTGATCCGCCTTATCATCCACCAGATCCTGAAGCTTTACAAGATCCAAGAGTAGAATCAAATAAAATATTAAAAGACGATTCACCTACAGGTCCTGATGATGCAACTTTTGATACGTTTTCACAGCCCATGCCTATGACTGTTTTTTTAGGTGAGCCAGGAGATAGTGCATTTCTTACAACTAGACAAAGTACATCACCAGCAGATGGTTCTAACCCAACAGATTCTAATAGCATGTTACCACAAACACCTCATAAAAAACTTCTTGTGCAATCAAAAATTGGTGTCGTTACAATATCTACTGTTAGTACAACTACATACACGGTTACTGTGGGTAGTAAGTCTGGTGGTGGTAATGCATTCTATATAAATGGAGTGGAAAGGCCGTCTATAAGTATTAGTGAGGGATCTGCAGCAATTTTCAATTTAAGTGATAATACTGTTGATTCTCATCCTTTTTATTTATCAACCACTTCTGATGGTAGTCATAGCGGAGGCTCTGTTTATACCACAGGAGTCACATTTAAAATAAATGGGTCTGCTGTATCACAATCTGCATATGCTAGTGGCTATGCCTCAGCGACAACTAGAGCTTTAGAAATAACAGTAGCATCTAGTGCCCCAACACTATATTATTATTGTAGTAGTCACTCAGGTATGGGTAACTCAATTAGTACACCATGAACTATAGCGAATTATTAGACAATGTAAGAAACTACACAGAGGTAGGCTCTGACGTATTATCGAATACAGTCATCAACGTATTTATAACAAATGTTGAAGATAAGGTACAAAAACAACTTGATCTTGATGCTTTTAGAAAATTTGCTACATCATCATTTACAATTGGCAGTCCTTTTTTAACGTTGCCTGAAGATTTTGATTTTGAAAGAGGTGTACAAATAGTTGACTCAAATGCAGACAGATCTTGGTTAGAGCAAAGAGATACGACATTTATTGATGAGTACAATGTTGACCGAGCCAATAATACTGGTACTCCAAGATATTATGCGAATTGGGATCAAAATACATTAATTGTTGCACCAACACCAAATGCTGCTATCACAGTAGAGCTTTGGTATAATAGGACTCCTGAAAGATTAGGTAATGGATCGTCAGGCACAGCAACAACAACCTATCTTTCTAACAATGCATCAGAAGTTTTAATTTATGGCACAGTTGCGGAGGCTTTTTCTTACTTGAAAAATCCTACATATGTGCAATTATACGATCAAAAGTACAATCAAGCTGTACAAGGTTTATCTGTCACTCAAATGGGCAGAAAACGTAGAGACGAATACGCAGACGGAGTCCTGCGTGTGCCGTTACAATCAGTGGCTCCAGGAGGTAAATAAAGATGGCGATTACACAAGCGGTATGTGATAGCTTCAAAAAGGAGTTGTTAGAAGGTGAACACGACTTTCGTTCCTCTGGTGGAGATCAATTTAAATTAGCTTTGTATGGTGCTTCTGCTTCTCTAAGTAATACAACAACTGCATACACAACTTCTCAAGAAGTAAGTGCTTCTGGCACATATGCTGCAGGTGGTGGAAACTTAACAAGCACTGGAGCAGGAAAAACAAACAATACTTCATTTATTGATTTCAGTGATATTAGTTTTACAAGTGCAACTATTTCAGCACAAGCTGCTGTTATTTATAATTCAAATACTTCTGCTACAACAAACACAAATGCAGCAGTCATGGTATTAGATTTTGGTGCAGTTAAAACTTCAACATCAGGAACCTTTACAGTACAATTCCCTACGAACGATGCTTCTAGTGCAATTTTAAGAATCACTTAAAATTAACGCCAGGTAAAGCGTTATGTTTTTTGGTAAAACCACATTTGCTGAAGATTCATTTGCTTCACAAGGCATAAAAGATGTAAGTGTTTCAGTTACGGGCCAAAGCCTATCTACGGCTATTGGTAATGAAACTGCGTTTTCAAATGTAGTAGTAACTCCTACTGGTATTGCAGTAAGTTCTACTCAAGCCTCAGTTACAATATTCTTACCTGATGTAACTGCTACACCTTCAGGTGTATCTATTGCAGTACAAAATATTGGGGCATATTCAATAGAAGCTGGTGGTGAAACTTCGATTATCGTTGGTTCAGAAAACTTACTAAACAGCTCTGTTGGAACTTCAACCGTAAGGACAGACGTTGTTAACCTTCCAACAGGTATATCTTTAAGTTCTGCTATAGGGACTGCAACACAATCAAGTGCAGTTATTGCTCAACCAACAGGTATAGCAATATCTTCATCTCAAGGCACAGCCACATTTACAAGTGATTTAATTGTAGATTTGACAGGCAATGGTCAGTCTATGTCCACTGCTATTGGAACAGAGTCATTTAGAGGCGATGTCACAATTATTCCTACGGGTATTGCCATTACTTCAAGTATTGGCACAGCCATAGCAACACCGAGCGTTACTGTAACGCCGACAGGTATTGCATTGTCTTCTGCAATAGGAACCGCTACCGCAGCTCCTGAAACAATCGCTATTCCAACAGGCATAGCAATGTCCGTCAATATTGCAACACCGGGTGTGCTTGCGTGGTCTCCTGTAGTTCCAGGAGTAACAAATGCGTGGACACCAGTAGATGACAGTAATACAAATACATGGACAGAAGTAGATGACAGGGAGGTAGCTTAATGCTATAAAATATCATGGCTTTCGTAATTAATGATAGAGTAAAAGAAACAACAACAACCACAGGAACAGGAGCTTTTGCTCTTGGTGGTGCAGTTCAAGGATTTGAAACATTTGGCACAGGAATTGGTAATAATAATACCACATACTATGCTATTTTTAATCCGGGCACTTCAGAGTTTGAAGTCGGATTAGGCACACTAGATGCAGATAGCTCAGATTTAGCTAGAACTACAGTTATATCATCGTCAAATAGTGACAATGCAGTAGACTTTTCAGCTGGCACAAAAGACATATTTTGCACAATGCCTGCCTCAAAAGCAGTTATTGAAGACGCTAGTAATAACGTTGCCATCGGCAATGATCTAACTATCGGTGCTAAATTAAAACTTCCAACAAATACAGCAAACAAGATTCTAGTTGCAGATGGCACATCCTTTGAAGAAGTGGATATGTCTGGTGATGCAACAATAGCTTCAGGTGGTGCGATGACATTGGCAAGCACAGGAGTTTCAGCAGCAAGTTATACCTCAGCTAATATTACAGTTGACGCAAAAGGGCGTATTACTGCTGCATCTAGTGGATCAGCAGGAGCTAGCGCAGGGTTTGTAATTGCAATGAGTGTAGCGCTCTGATACAAATATGAATAGGAGATAATTAAGTGGCCCAAGATTTTGAAAGAAAAATACCTTTCAACAGTTCTGGTGATATAGCCATTGGCACTACCGCAAGAACTGTAATGACATCAAATAGTGATGACACTATCATAGGTATTAGATTAACAAACATTACTAATGCAACTATCAAAGCAAATGTTTTTGTAACAAGCACTGCAAGTGGTGGATCAGCCGATTCATATTTAGTTTATCAAACTCCGATTGCAGCAGGTGGTCAATACGAAGCCATAGATGGTGGATCAAAAATAGTCCTTCAGTCGGGCGATGTTTTGAAGATACAAAGTGATACCGCAGCAAGTCTGCATGGTTGGGTTTCCTTAATTGATAGTATCAGCACATAGGGGTTAGCATGGGGTATCTTGGTAATCCAGTCACAAAAAATTTTACAACCACTACATCAGTTCAAACATTAACAGGTGATGGTTCTGTATCATACGCACTTTCAGCAGCGGCAGCCGTGCCGGAAGATATTGCAGTTTTGCGTAATGGCGTTCGTCAAAAACCAACGACAGACTATTCAGTCAACGGTGCACAAATAACTTTTACAACAGCTTTAGCGGCAACTGATACTTGCTTTATCATTTTTTTAAACGGTATTTTATTAGATCAAAACACACCAGGTGCGAACAGTATTCAACCAAGCATGATGACATCATTTAATGGTGTCTTTGAAAACTTACAAACTATAACCGCTACAACGACAGTAGCGTCAACCGATAATGCATTTTTAGCAGGACCAGTTACATTTACAGGAACAATTACAGTGGAGGGTAATCTTACAGTAGTATGAGCACACTTGAGGTAAATAGCATTCAACCCTTATCATCGGGAACAACGGTTACATTAGGAGCTAGTGGTAAAACATTTAATATACCATCTGGTTGCACTATATCAAACAGTGGAACGGCTACGGGTTTTGGTGACCCAAATTTAGCTGCATCTTGTGCTTTTGCAGCTTATATTGGTTCTTCACAAACTAATATGCCAGTTAATACTCTTACTACTTTTCCTTTTGATACAGAATTTTTTGATCTTGGTAATAACTTTGACACTTCAACATACACCTTTACTGCACCCGCAAATGGTTATTATCAATTCAACACATACATCAGATTAAATAATAATGATAGAAGTATGACTTATGTGCAATTTAGATTATCAACAACAACCCAAACTTATGAAAGAGGAATTTGGGACCCTAACGCTTATTATAATGATGTTGAATATTGTAATATGGTTAGTTCAGATTTAGTATATATGAATAGTGGAAATACAGCAAAACCACAATGGTATCAAGGAAACGGAAACGCTAATGTGGATATTCCATCGGGTGCTAATCAATCAATGTTTAGTGGATTTAGGGTGGCATAATGGGAACAATATTCGTAGATAACTTAGAACCGCAATCAGGCACTAGCTTAACACTAGGAGCGAGTGGTGATACAGTGAACCTTGGTTCAGGGGGCACGGTCTATAATACACCTGCTTTTAGTGTTAGTAAAAGTAGTAATCAATCAGTAGCAAACGATTCCTCAACTAAGGTTACTTGGGAAACTGAAAACTGGGATACAGACAACGCATTTGCTTCTAGCACATTTACAGTTCCAAGTGGAAAAGGTGGTAAATATAATTTATCAGCTTGTGTAAGAATAGAATACGGAAATGGTGCTGGAGAATATGGAGCTATTGATGTTTTTAAAAATGGTTCACAATATAGGTCAGCTTTAAAAGCTGTATCTGGAAACGCATCACATGCACAGTCATTACCTATCTCTATAGATATGGATTTATCTGCTGGAGATACTGTAGAAATTTATGTCTATCACACTAAAGGAACATCACAAGATGTTATTTCTGATGCACGTACATTTTGGATGATGCATAGGTTAATAGGAGCATAGATGTCAAAGATACTCGTAGATACAATCGACACTAGAAGCGGAACTACTACCTTAACATTGGGTTCATCTAATGCAGGTACGATTGCCTTGGGCAGTGGTGATGTGCAAAGTAATTTTTTATATCCAGCGTTTTCTGTCAAGTTAAATGGCACAAATTCTTCAGGACATAGTCATAATTCAATAACAAAAGTTCCGTTTAACACTGAGGATTTTGATACTGATAGTGCTTTTGATATATCAAGTAATTATCGTTTTACTGTACCTAGTGGCAAAGCGGGTAAATATTTCTTTTATGGTCAAGTCAGTACAAAAGGTGCAAGTAATGCTGAAAGAAGGTCACACTATACTTGGCTTTATAAAAATGATTCAGCAGTTGCTAAAAGAGGTTTATTTGGAACTACTCAAATATTTGAAGGTGGTCAAGAAACTATAACTGATATTAGTAGAACTTTAGATTTATCTGTTGGTGATTATGTTGATTTAAGAGTACAAGTTTATGACAATAATAGTGGTAATTATGACATTATTGGCGATGCACCAAATTGTACTTATTTTTCAGGATTTAGGATAGGAACATGAGCACATTAAAAGTATCAACAATCTCGCCTCTTGGCACTGACGCTACGAAGACGATTACTATTGGTAGTCACTCAAACGGAGACACTGCGGCAGGTGTATTTACAAATGTTCCTGCTTTTGAAGCATATTTAGCCTCAGATCAATCTGTTTCGGACGATACTTATACTAAGGTTACAATAAATACTGAAGTGCTTGATACAGGAAGTATGTATGATAACAGCACTAACTATAGATTTACCCCTACAGTAGCAGGTAAGTATTTTGTTTATGGTTCTGTAATAGGTGAATCCTCAAGTAACGCTGGTTTACAATATACAAAAAGTGCAATTTACAAAAATGGTTCGGTTTATAAAGAGCAATTAATACACTTTACTACTAATTATGGTCGTAGAGCAGCGGCTAGTATAAGTGCTAATATAGATTTTAATGGTTCATCTGATTATGTTGAATTATATGGTTCTGTAAAACTTAACTCAGGTTCTGCTACTATTGAAGGAAATGGCACTTGGGATAAAGGCACATATTTCGGAGCATATAGGATCATAGGAGCATAATATGAGTGTAACAACGATACCAAAAGCCGGAATAGCAGATGATGCAGTAGATAATACCAAGTTAGACCTAACTGCAAATTATGCATTTACAGGAACTGTAAGTGGTGCAAGTGATATTGTTTTAATAAAAACAATAACTGTATCTAGTAGTGTAGCATCAGTAGAATTTAAAAATGGTGTCGATGGAGTTGTATTAGATAGCACATATACAAATTATAAAGTTATAGGAAGTAATTTTGATACCACAGTTGCGGGTGATGAATTGGTGGGTCAAATATCTGATGATACAGGTAGTTCTTATAAAACCTCTGGATATAGAGGAACCTCAAATCAAACTTATAATAATGGTAGTGCCTCTGGCACTGCGGTTCATAATTGGACTGGTGGAATACAATTAGCAAGAAATATGGATACAAGTGCAACTGAAACAGGATATTTCGAGTGGACTATAAATAAACCAAGTACATCAAGTTTACAACCATTATTATCTATTGGCACTAACAGAGATAATAATACCACGGCTTATGCTACTTTGTATATTTCTGGTGGATTTTATAATGATACAAACATTGTTGTAGATGCAGTTAGAGTTATATCAAGTTCAGGCAATATTGATGGAGGCGTATTTAAATTATACGGATATAAATAATGGGCTACTTAGGAAATCCAATCGTTCAAGGTAACTTCTCTCAAATTGATGATTTGAGCGGAAGCTTTAATGGTTCTACAACACAGTTTACAATACAAGTAGGCAATGACACACAGATCATTGGTAGCTTGGCACAATTACTTATTCATATTAATGGAGTCTATCAAGTACCAGGCACTGCGTTTACTGCAGGATCAAGCTCGGGTACAATCGCTTTTACCACGGCCCCTGCTTCAGGAGACACATTTAGTGGTATTATATTTGGTGATACGTTTGAT